AGGGGGTTGTTGCGGATAGCCACCAAAGGGAGGAATAGAAGAAAATCCTTGACCCGGTACATTGGCACCTTGAACATCCGCACCGTTACTAGCGTAAACAACACCTCCTTGTGAAAACTCTTGAGATGTATTATACTCTTTATCCGTATCGCTGTCAACAATAACTAAGTCAGCCATACCGAATGGTACACCGTCTGGTAGTGTAGCTTCATCTGCATTGCCCATCTGGCCCATTGCTTCCATACGAGCAAGACCCATCTTTGCTTCATCTCGCAGTGCCATCATCTTATCAAGGCCATGAAAACGAACAACGTCCGCTGGCATGACAAATTCACCTTCACTCAACTGAGCAGGGACATCATCCCGAACTTCTTTTTTCAAAGAACCTACAGGTACATCATTGCCTGACTCTTCATCTACAGAGCCGCCCTCATCAAGCAGACCACCCTCATCAAAAAGTTCCATTTGTTTAGCCACTGGTTTAACCATACCGCCCTCCGCATAACCAAAAAATTTACCAAGCGCACCCGCTTTTACATTAGCACCAAAAGTCCTAGAACCATCAGGGGTAATAATTTTTATTTTGCCGTCATCAAAAATTTCATACTCGTATCCGTGGTCTTCTGCAAGACGAGCAGCACCACGCACTCCAACCCGTTGTGACTTTCCCAGACCCTCATAGCCCATGTATTCAGCCATTAACTTCATCCCTCAGTGTTTTAAGTTTACGTAATGCTGCAATTGCGCCTTGCGACCTGTACATCATTACATTATCATCAGCTTGCTCAAGTGCCTTCTGCTGCATTTCAATTACAGCATCAATGTAACTACTGAACGCTTCCCATTGGCGGTTGTTGTTGACCCACGGCTTGAGTTTGCTGAGTATTTGCTGGTTGTTCATTTCCACTAAATCCTTGTTCACCCGGCTGCGGCACCATGCCTACACCCATGTTTGCGCCACCGGCACCTGTTGGGTCCATCGCGTCTGCACCTGCCGGTGCTGGCTGACCCTCTGCAGGGGCTTGGAACTGTTTCATTAGTTCTGCTTGCAGGGCGGCTTCGTTCATATTGTTGGTTACTTTGTCGGGGTCAAGGTCCATAGACTTTGCAATCTCACGGATTACATACTGGAACTTTGCGAAAGGAGCAAGAGCAGGATTACTTGCTACCTGTAAGAACTGCATTAATCTCTGACTACGTACTTCGTTAGCCATAAGACTTTCAGTACCTCTTGCTCTTACTTCTAAGTCACCTTTTATTTGTGGGTCATAGTCAAACTGCATATTAAATCTAAACAGTCCTTCTCCTATAGGACGTAATAAATAATCATCTACATTCTTTATAACAGTCTTTGTACCACCAGCTGCGGCATTCATCAACATTGATATACCACTAGCAGTTCTACCTACTCCTGATACACCTGTCTGTCCATGTGCAAATGATGGGAAGCCTGTGCTTTCATCTGCAAGTACACGAGCCTTGTCAAACAGCATCATGTTCTCACTAGATACATTCGGAAACTTTGTACCAAAGATAGCCTGACCGGGTGCGCCACCTTGTCTTCGGAACACCTTGCCCGGATACAGCGATAAGTCTTGACCCGGCACTAGGTTTGTTTCATCTACTTCTACAATAAGATTACCAGATAATACAGCATTGTCAACAGCCATACGCATAAAGCCATTCATCAGTGTCTGTGTATCGTCCATGTTCTCAGCAATACCTACACCAAAGAATGAGTATGGGTTCAACTCATAAGGTGAGGCATGATATGGTATCTTAGACGGTTTAAATGGATTAAGAACCATGCGTAGTAACTTGCCATTACAAATCCACACGTTTGCTTGTAGCTCATCTAACTCCATTAGTTCCTTTGGTATTTCAACACCTGCTTCTTCCATAGCATCTGTATCTACCATACCCCAGTATTCTAATACGTCAAATCTTTCTACACCGTGTTCTGGTGCATAGTCAGCTAAATCGTCTTCCCAATATTCTTTAGTGTAATTTTCACCTAACTGTATTACTTCATCAATTACATTTGCTCTGAACATCGGGCGTTTTTTGAGATTCCGAAGTTGCGACCTTGACATCTTGTGTCGTTCAATAACATACTGCGCTTCATCCATATTATTGGCATCAGGGTCAGGATAGAAATTCCAAACAGAAACGTGGGAAACTTGTGGCATTGTTTTGAAAACTGGGTCATACTCACCATCCTCTCCCCAATTAGGATATTCTTTATCTACAGCAAAAGGACCTTTCATTACACCAGTACCAAAGAGTGACATTTCAAATGCAGAGTTACGAAGATGTTTACTTGCACCTGATTCTTCTAGCTGGTCATGTATTTTCTTTTCCATCATCTTTGCGGCTACCATAGCAGGGCTAAAGGTCACTGAGGTAGGTGTCTTACCCACACCCTCTTTAAGCCCGTCTATACCCTCTAATTTCCCCGTTAAAGCACCAAGCATATCCTGAAGAGACTTTTCTGTAGCACCTGCTGGTAGGTCTTTGCCATCACCTGCAAATCCATATGGACTACTTAATGAAGTATCACCACGCAATTGTTCTGGTTCTTGTGGGTCAAAGTGTACATCTGCAACAACTCCTTCTGGTAATTCAGTAGGGTCAACAGATAGAGGAAATCTATTATTAGCAAAAAGTACATCAACAATTTGACCATAAGCCGCAAGTGTTTTTGTTTTAGTAACTTTAATAAAGACACGTGACTTTTCGGATTCGGTAAAAGCTACGTCAGGTCCATACAATCCACGATAGTTACGATAGGCTTTTAACCATCGTTGTTCATCTTGATATCTATAATCTTCTGCTCGTTTAAATCTATCTTTAATAAAAGGTATAATAGAAGAAACATCCACATCTTCAACATTGCTATCATCTACATCTTCTAATGAGATAGCATCATCTTCAATCATTACATTTTCATCTTCTGCCATTTTAATATCCTTAATATCCAAATGTTGAATCTGCTATTGGCATACCACCACCCGGTCTTCCATGTGGGTCATAGTCAAATATACTAAACCTTGGTCGTGACATTATACCATACCTCATCGCATCATACAAGTGGTCTTCTGCTTTCGTGTCAATATCCTCTGGATTTTTTTTATCCAGTGGCAATGATGGCAATTGTGAGATAATGTCCGTGCAACTACTAAAGAAAACAAGTCTAGGCTCTTCCGTAAATTCATCTACCTGTAGTCGTCTATGTATTTCATTCTTACCAGAAACGCGACTACCTCTGCTTCTGTCTGAAGGTCGCCACCTGCAACCCTTCTGTATCATTTGCTCTGCAAGGCTAGGACCAGTATCGCCACGCTTATGCCAAAGAGAACTATCAAGCACACCATACTTAATATTGCCATCTTCTGCCTCTAAGTCTAGTATCATGTCAGCTAAGTCAGTAGCTAAGACTTTTGACACATACAGTTCCCTGTACACAATAAGTTGCTCAGACGGTGCGACAGCAAACCATACAACACCACTGTAAGAGCCATACCCATAATCACATGCTCTAAACTTAACCCAATTGTTAGGAATATTAAAAGGTTCAACAACATGAATATCACGATTAAACTCTGTGAACGCTGCACCTTCTTTAATATCCCAGTCACCGTCCAAGAGTTGTCTTCTTTGTTGTTCTGGGAGCGACAAGAGCATGGCTTCGTAGTCACCAGCATCTGAGAGATAGGGGTTATCAGATAACCTAGCAGGTATAAACCGCCTTTTGAAAAGAGACTTCCCAGCTTTGCTATGCCCTGCTGGATATTTGAGAACTTCACCTGTTTCAATATCTGTCGCATCAAATGCCCTTCCATATGCTGATGGGTCAATAAACATTTTCTTAACCCAAGCGTGACCTCTTCCACCGGGGTTAGTTGTAGCCCTCATAAAGATAGGCAAGTCAGGTGCAGTAGACCTAAGACGAGAACGCATGTAATTCCATGCATAAGGTGACTGCCACTGTGTTAACTCGTCAAAGCCTATCCAGCTAAACGCTAGACCCTGATAGCGAAGAACGTCATCATCTCTATCAAGATAAGACATCCACAGTCTCGCACCAGATGGGGCAGTCCACTGCATCTTTCTTTCCGACCATTTAATGCCCGGCCATATTTTTGGGTACAACTCTTGTGACTTAAAGATAAGCTCACGAAGTTCTTCTGTTGTATGTCGTAACAGCAATCCACTAAATGCTGGATGCCCCATATAACGTAGTGGGTCTGCTAACATGGCATAAGACTTGCCACCACCTGCTGAACCACCGTAGAGTACTTCACGTTCCCCTGCAGCTAGAAAGTCAGTTTGAGGTCCTTCGTTTGGTTTGAATAGAACATTAGCGTGTTCTTCTGCAAACTCTGTTTCGTATGAAACGTCCTCAATAATCTTAGGCTTTTGAACCTGTTCTTTCTTCTTCAAGGGCTTTCGCTTTGGCGATTGCCTTTTCCGCATATTCTGCCCACTTGCGGATGCTTGCAACTTGGTTCTTACGCTGTCGCTCATTCTGTAACCGTTTCCTTAATCCTACATGAGATATGGTTCTACCACTATTAGTGACTAACCAGTTTGCTACTTCACGGTAGCTGTATTGATTTACGTGTTGTCTAGCTTTTTCTAATAAATCTAACTCTGTTGGTATGGGGTCAAGAATGTCAGGGTCTTCTTCATTTAACTTATATCCGAATGGTACTGTACGTGCTATGCGTGGTATCTGTACCCATTCGTTCTGTTCTTTTATATCTGTTGGTTGTGGAAGTTTCCACTTGCCTATACTTCTAGTCATCTTCACTTACTGCTTTAGGTGGCATTAGCATAACACCGCCTGATGCTTCTACCTGCATCTTCTCTGTCTTTACCAAACCTGAACGGTCTAGTAATTCTTTTGCTGCAGTCTTGAAGTCATTGTCATGGATAGATGCCCACATATTTTTAAACTTCTTTAATCTTGGAACACCCATATTAAATGCCATATCCATTACTACAAGTTGACG